ATATGTGGACGATTGAGGAAGGCACTGTCAACCTCACTGAAGGAACTGCGACGTATAACCTACCGGCGGATACCATTGATTTGCTTGAGCATGTTGTACGTACTGGTAGCGGTAATGTGTCTACTCAGTCTGATCTCAACATATCTCGCATAAGTGTTTCTACTTACGCCAGTATACCCAACAAGCTTTCGCAGGGACGACCAATACAGATATACGTGGACAGGGGGCAAGCAAACCCATCCGTTACCGTGTGGCCTGTACCTGATGCGTCTAGCACTTATGTTTTAAAGTATTGGCGAATGCGCCGTATCGAAGATGCGGGCAGTGGCGTAGAAACGCCGGATGTGAACTTTAGATTTTTACCTTGCTTAGTTGCGGGGCTTGCATACTACATAGCACAAAAAGACCCAGAGTTAATGTCTCGTGTCCCAATGCTGCAAACAGAATACGAAAGGCAGTTTGATTTAGCGGCGCAAGAGGATAGAGAGAAGGCTACGCTTAGCTTAGTACCTCGTATTTATGGGGTTAGATAGAGATGGCCCATAAATATGCGTCGGGTCAAAAAGCTATCGCAATATGTGATATTTGCGGGTTCCAGTACAGGCTTAGAGAACTTAAACAACTTATACGAAAAAACAACAAAACTAATTTAAAAGCGTGTCCAGAATGCTGGAATCCTGACCAGCCACAGAACAGGTTAGGCGAATTTCCAGTAGATGATCCGCAAGCTATACGTGACCCAAGACCCGATAGCGCTGAGTTAGAGGTCAGTAGAGACATACAGTGGGGCTGGAACCCTGTAGGATTTAACAGTAATGACGGACTAACTCCTGATAATTTAGAAGCAACAGGACAGGTCGGTACAGTAACAGTAACAACTAGTTAGGAGTTACGAGATGAAACGAGAAAGTAAGAAGGCACCAAAGGTTATTGAGTTTCCTAACCAGCCTACAGTGTATAAGTCCGAGTGCTGCAACCAACCTATTGATGTCAAAACTAGTGGCATTAAAATGCGTGGTGCTGGTGCCGCTACCAAAGGCACGATGTCACGAGGGCCGATGGCGTAGTGAACTACACTGAGCTTACAACAAACATAGAAGATATCTGCGAACAGACTTTTACCGCAGCTCAACTTGCTATGTTTACTGAGCAAGCCGAACAGAAAATATATAACTCTGTTCAGCTACCTGCGCTCCGTAAAAATCAAACAGGGAACACAACTTCTGGTAACAAATATTTAGTGTACCCGACTGATCTTTTGCATGTTTATTCTTTAGCTATTGTGGATGGCAGCGGTAATTACATTTACTTGTTGGATAAAGACGTTAATTTTATGCGGGAGGCGTACCCAAATCCATCTACTACTGGGACACCAAAGCATTACGGTTGGTTTGATGACAGGGCTTTTATTTTAGGGCCTACTCCTGACAGTAATTACGATGTAGAAATCCATTACGGTTATTATCCAGAGTCTATCGTAACCGCCGGTACTACATGGCTTGGCAACGAGTTTGATTCTGCGCTGTTGAATGGTGCGCTGGTTGAAGCGATACGCTTCCAGAAAGGTGAGCCTGATATGGTGGCGTTGTATGAAAAGCTGTACGTGCAAGCTATGACTTTGTTAATAAATCTTGGCGACGGCAAGATGAGAAAAGACGCATATCGTGATGGTCAGACTACTAGAGGGGTAGAAGTTTGATTGAAGGTGTACAGACAACTTTTGATAACGGCTTTAAGGTAGATGTTCATACCACAAGTAATCGTGGTTGGACGCCAGAGGAGCTGGCAGATCGTGCTTTGGAGAAACTGCTGCATGTCAGTAAAGACGCCGACGAGCAGGTAAGGGCACAGGCTCTGGTATTTAAAGAACAGATTAGACAGGTTTTAGTGTTCTACATGAAAGAAGCTATCAAGTCAGATAGAACCACTATTTGTGCAGAACTCCAAAAGCAAGGCCACGCTGAGTTGGCTAACATTATCCGTAAACTATAGGAGAGGCCCATTATGGCTATTACTCAAGCAATGTGTACGAGCTTCAAGGTGGAGCTTCTTAACGGTATACACGCCTTTGGAACAACTGTTGCTCGTGCAGGAACCACTGCTGACAGCATGTATATTGCGCTATACACCAGTTCAGCGACTCTGGACGCTACAACTACAGCGTACAGTGCGACTAACGAAGTGTCTGGCACAGGCTATTCTGCTGGCGGAAACTCGCTTACAGCGGTAGCGCCCACCAGCTCTGGTACTACAGCGTTTACTGATTTCAACGACACTACTTGGTCAACCGCTACTATTACCGCTCGCGGTGCGTTGATCTACAACAGCACTCAGTCTAACAAGGCTGTGGCTGTGTTGGATTTTGGTGCAGACAAAACGTCTACCGCTGGTGACTTTACAATTGTGTTCCCAACTGCGGACTCTAGCAACGCGATAATTCGTATTGCATAAAAGGTGTTAGATGACTGACGTTACCGTAATACTCGGTGGTTGGGGGTATAGCACTTGGGGTAGTGGCGAGTGGGGAAGTAATTCCCCCGGTATTGACTCTGCTACTGGTCAAGTGGGTAGCGTCTCTGTCTCTGGTGCTGCAACCGTAGCTGTAACTGGAGTATCTGGGACAGGAGGATTAGGCACAGCAGCCGCTCAAGCAGATGCGTCAGTTAGCGTTACAGGTGTATCAGCCACTGGTGTAGCCGGATACACGGTATGGAATGTAACCGTCAACCTTGGTGGTTGGGGTAGAGGCACTTGGGGTCAAGGTGCATGGGGTGAGTCCCTTGGTTTTGCTGCCACTGGTGCGGTTGGCTCAGTAACCGTTCAAGAAGGTGCTGGAGTATTCCCGACAGGTGTAGCTGGCACTACTACGCTAGGTAATGTTGTAGCTAACGGGGACGGAGCTGTTGATGCGTTAGGTAACGCGGCAACTGGCGAACTAGGCACAGTGGGTGTCGAAGCTGACGCTATTGTTGCGGTAACAGGCGTACAGGGTACAACCGCTCTAGGTACAGCAGGGCCAGTAACCACGGTAGATGTTGCAGTTACCGGGGTTCAGGGCACCACAGCTCTTGGCACTCCGGTAGTAAACGCAGATGCTACGGTCAATGTAACGGGCGTAGCAGGCACCACAGCCCTAGGCAGTGCCACGGTTGAGCTTGTTATTAGAGTCCTTGTAACAGGCGTTCAGGGCACCACAGCGTTAGGTTCTGAGTCTGTAGTAGCAAAAGGAAACGTCTACCCGATAGGAGTACAGGCCACTGGACAGGTAGGAAATGTGCTAGTATGGGGCGAAATAGTCCCAGATCAGAATGCAAATTGGACGGAGATAGCAGCGTGAGAACTGTAAATGAAGCTAAAAATTTAGAAAGCGGGATTGATCCTCGCCATGAAGTAGAGATTCTTTGTGCAAATTGTGGTTTTGATCTTGACGAGTCGGAGCTTGCGGCAGACACTTGTTCAGATTGTGGTGAGCCTTTGAACCTTCGGCAAAATACGAAGATTTATGCGACCTCGGTGCCTCCGGCAACCGGCGATGCGTCATTATAGGAGCTGACAAATGGCTACTTATGTAAACAACTTAAGACTTAAAGAAATTACCACGGGTGACGAAGACGGCACTTGGGGCACGAGTACAAACACCAACCTTGAGCTGATCGGTGATGCCCTAGGCTACAATACTCAGGACGGATTTTCCACTGACGCTGACGCCACTACCACTGTGGCAGACGGCGCGGCTGATCCGGCTCGTGCTATGTATTTCAAGGTTACCTCTAGTGCGACCCTCACGGCGACTAGAACGCTGACCATTGGGCCAAACACGGTTTCTCGTGTCATGTACATCGAGAATGCCACTACAGGCAGTCAGTCAATCAACATCTCACAAGGTTCCGGCGCTAACGTTACCATTGCTACGGGCAAGACTAAGTGCGTGTATTTGGATGGCGCAGGAGCTACAGCGGCTGTAGTCGATGCCTTGGCTTTGATCGAAGGTATTACTGATGGTGACGTTATCGGCCCCGGCAGTTCAACTAACAATAACTTCACTGCGTTTGACGGTACTACTGGAAAGTTACTTAAAGACAGCGGCAAAGCTACGCCAACGGGCGATGTGGTCGGAACTTCTGACACACAAACATTAACCGCTAAAACTTTGACCAGCCCCAAGATTGGAACTGCGATTGCCGATACCAACGGCGCGGAGCTGATTAAAGTTACAGCAACAAGTTCTGCTGTAAACGAAGTGACTCTGGCTAACGCAGCTACTGGTAATAACCCAACGCTGTCCGCCACAGGTGATGACACTAACGTAGGTATTGACGTTACACCCAAAGGAACGGGTGAGATGGACGTTACCGCTAGTTTTATGACGGGTATTTTCTCCGACAAAGTGTCCGCCATAGGCAACACCGGAACTGCTCAGACTATAACAGCTACTAACGGACAAGTGTTTACCGCTACGTTGACAGGGAACTGTACGTTTACTTTAGCGGGTTCTAATAGTAATTCAAATCGTGCTACATCCTTTACGTTAATTTTAGCGAACGATGCTACACCCAGCAGAACAGTATCTTGGGCAGGAGGTACTTTTAAGTGGCCCGGTGGAGCAGCGTCTTTAGCAAGAACTACCACTGCAAATGCAATTGACGTATGGGTTTTCTTTTCGCCTGATGGCGGGACAACTTGGTACGGTAACATTTCACAGAAAAATTTAACTACCTAAGTTAGTTATTTGTTATAGGAGATTTAGACATGACCCTTGAAGAGCAACAAACCCTTGAAGCTACTAGGAATGCTAATCTAGTTGCCTTGGAAACAGATAGAGCTGCGGCTAACGCTGCGGCAGATGCTAAAAGAGCAAAACTAGAATTAGTGCGAATAGCTAAAGAAGTTTTAACGCAAAACAGTCTTAGTCAGCCTGTAGAATCTAGGGCTGTTAGTGCTGCTGACATAACTGCTATGGCAGATACTTTAAATACTTATGTAAATAGCTAATGCAAGGCTTTGCTTATTTTCCGACGATAGTGTATCGCGAGGAAAGACCAGAGTTAGCTAGCAAAGTAAACGAGTTCTGCTTGCAGCAACTACAAGGACTTGAAGTCGACTGTGCAGTGAAACAGTCGGCTTCACTTGTTTTAGCGCCAGATTTAAACGAGTTAAAAACTTACTTAGTAAGGGAAGCAGGTAACATACTGTATTCTCAAGGTTATGATACTTCTAAGTATGAGCTATACGTTTCAGATTTGTGGGCGCAAGAAATAAAAAGTTCGGGGTTTACTGAACCGCATATACATAAAAATAGCCAAGTGTGCGGGTGGATTTTTTTAGAAACGCCAGAAGAAGGCTCATACCCTATTTATTTTGATTCTAGGTATGGGAAGGAGTTTGTAAGCCTACATTATGAGATTACTGAAACTGTGACTAACGCTACAGAGTCTATACATTTTAAAGATGTGATACCCGGAACTGTTTTGTTTAATAATTCTTGGCTTAAACATTCTTTGAGCTTTAACAAGAACAGTAGCCCAACAAGATGTATACATTTTATTGTTAGCCATAAGGAAAAATAGTGCAGCATACGATAACGCCTTTTTCTAGCGAGTTACCTCCTTTTTATTGGTGGAAAGACGCTTTTTCTATAGAAGAGTTAAATTATTTACAGAGTAGAGCTAGGGCTGCTACGGAAAAACCTTTAGTGGGGGATGGAGTACAAAACACTAAATTGCGCCGTTGTAATGTTTCTTGGATAAACAAAAACGAAGAAACTAATTTTGTTTTTGAAAAGTTAGCTTATGTAGCGTCTCAAATAAATAAGTTTTATCGTTTTGACTTAACTGGTTTTGGAGAAGCTCTTCAATTAACTACTTACTCTGAAGACGAACAAGGTACTTATGGATGGCATCAAGATTTTGGTAACGATGTTAGTAGAAAGTTATCTATTGTAGTTCAGTTATCAGACCCCCACGAATATGAAGGTGGCAATTTACAAATTTTAAATGGAGAAAATCCAGTAACGATTGAAAGGCAAAGAGGTCTTATAGCAGTATTTCCATCCTATACTTTACATAGAGTTACGCCAGTAACTAAAGGAAATAGGCAGTCTTTAGTAGCTTGGGTAACAGGGCCAATGTTTAGATGACAGATACATATAACAACTTCATAGGCATTTACCGAAATGCCTGCCCAGAAAGATACTGCAAACATTTAATAGCAGAGTTTGAAAATCGTGTTGCAGAGGGGGCCGGATATAACAGGCAGCAAAAAGGAAGAATGTATGCTGCTAAACACGAAAAAGATGATCTTGCTATAAGTTTTAACGCTGGAATGCTTGAGTTAGCTAACTTTGAAGGCCATTGCTCAAGAGAAATATTTTTTCAAACCTTACAAAAAGGATTTGAGGCGTACACTGAACAATTTTCTGTATTAAAAAATAGCAGAATAAACGGCAACTGCATGAAAATACAAAAAACCACTAAGGGTGGTGGATACCATTTGTGGCATGCCGAACAAAATGATGGTGACCAAGCTAATCGAGTATTAGTTTATTCATTGTATTTAAACACTTTACCTGAAAATGGCGGTGGAGAAACTGAATTTTTATATCAACAAGAGCGTATACCAGCCGTTGAAAACACGCTTTTAATATGGCCCGCTGCTTTTACTCACGCTCATAGGGGTAACCTTGTATTAAGTGATGAACCAAAATATATAGTTACTGGCTGGTTTTACTATGAATGAAATTTTTAAAGAGAATGGATGTATAAAGCTAGATTCTTTTTTAGACGAACAGACAACTAACACCTTTGCTGCATACTTTACTAATAAGGTACGGCGCGGTGAATGGACAAGTAGTAGTAAAGATATATGGAGTAAATGGGCTTATTATGCTGACCCACTAGCTGAAGTTTTATTGGCAGGTGCAAAAGATAGAGTAGAAGAAATACTAGACTTACAACTTGAGCCTACATATACATACGCTCGCATCTACCAAGAAAATGAGGATTTACCTCCGCATAAAGACCGAGATTCTTGCGAGATAAGTCTAACAATTAGCATAGCTTATGTTGGAGAAGTTTGGCCTTTTTGGGTGCAATACAAAGACAAAGACCCAATGAAATTTATGTTAAAACCGGGAGATGCAGTCTTATATCAAGGTTGTGAAGCATCACACTGGAGACATGTATTACCTGTTGGTGCTTCTGCTATGCAGATAATGTTACATTACGTGGATAAGAACGGTTCAAATTTATCTAATAAACTAGATCTTAGACCTGATTTGGGTTACCCATCTAGTAGGCTTGATCTATAGGAGTTTCAAATGCCTATCGGAACTACAAAACTAGGATTATTTGGAGCAGGCGGCGTCCCAGCGGGATCAGAAACTTTTAATTCTCCCGGTACCTTTTCCGTTCCTGTTGGAATTAGCGAAGTAAATGTTACAGGACAAGGAGGGACAGGCAATCCGGGCAATCCCGGTAACCCCGGAGGGGGGCCTCTTAATAGGGGCGGCGGAGGCGGAGGCGGCGGAGGTATGTTTCAATTTATTCTTTGCCCCTGTGGCCCCGGCGGCCCTTCTGGTAATAGTTCACAATTTTATCCGGGGAATGCAGGTAATCCTTCCCCAATTGGTCAGCCCGGAGGGGGGTCATGCGCCCCCGGTACCTCCGGCACTCCATCTCCCTTTGGCAACCCCGGCAGTGCGGGTAGTGCAGGTACTCCTTCTACGGCTATTTGTTTAACATTTCCGGGCGGCAGTGCAGGTAATGCGGGGAACGGAGGAGTCGCAGAAACTGGAGGACAAGGGGGTGGGGCCGGAGGGCAAGGTTATTACCAGCAAACTTGGGCTGGGCCTCCGTACGTAAACATTGTCGGTGGTGGAGGCGGCGGTGGTTACCTTGGGGGTAATCCCGGTAATCCCGGTGCTTCAAGTGGTATTGGGGGAAATGGCCACCCTACTGCGGGTAATGGAGGCGGCGGTTTTGGCTTTACTACATGTAATAGTGGTGGAGGCGGCGGTGGAGGCGGCGGCGCTTATCCATCGGGGCCGGGTGCAGGTAATCCGGGGAACCCCGGTAACTCCGGTTCTCCCGCGACGTATAACTGCCAACCAGTAAGTCCGGGCGGAAGCTATCCTGTAACAGTAGGTTCTGGAGGTCAGGTAGTAATTAGTTGGAATGCAACATAATGGCTAAACATAATCCATCTGAAAAATTTAAAAAAATTGAAGAAGAGATAATAGACGCCTCCAGAGAAGGTGATTTGTACCGTGGCAGAAGCCTAGGAATTGGTACTGCTTTTGGTGGAGTAGTAGAGATCAACATACGTTTAAATAATGGGCATTGTGCTTGGCTGCCTTTACAACCTGTAGAGGCTACTGAAATTATCCACCAACTAGCTGCTGCAATAGGGTGCCATATTAACCTACAGCCAAGAGAAGATTTTGCTAGTTGGAGAAAATGGAATGAAAAAACAGAAAGCAATTCTTCACATGCACCAATGGCGGTACCTTTTAAACAAGATTGCAGATTACCAAAACCTGAAGATCAACCCGGTTTAAAAATAGATAAAGATAGGAGTCATTCAGATGACACAGTTATGGCAATTAAAAAACACGCAGACAAATGAGGCCCTAAATGATCCGCAGCCCTTACCAGAAAACTGGGGGCCGATCTTTGGGATGAGCAATATAGTAGATCAGTTATCTGATTTATCTTGGTTAGGAGAAGAATACGCTAACCAAGGATGGTTCCCCGCTGGCGAAGGTACTGAAGCGGTACAATCTACAGCCGGATGGATTGCTTGGGAGAAAGCAAAGAAACTTTTAGCTGAATCTGACTGGGCAGTTCTTTCTGATGTTCCTATGGATAACGCAGACCGAATAGCTTGGATTGAATATAGAAGACAATTACGAGAAATACGTTCTCATGCTGAGTTCCCAAATATGGAATGGCCTAACAAGCCCGAATGAAATATAGAATACGTTTCAATAAGTCAAGAGGGCAACCGGGCAGAGGCACAGTAGAACATGTTTGGCGCGTGCTTCAAGGAAACACAGAGTGGTTAGCAAGACATGTGATTATTGAAGTGCCTTCGAGAAGTGAGCAAGAAGGGCCGGATTGGAACATGGTTTGTGAGGGCGAGATGTTATTTTTTGATGACACAGATACAGTGGTTATTAAGTAGATTTTATGGGTTTTTTAAAAAGAAACAAAAATTTAATTGTTAACTGCTACACAAATAAGTCAGAAGTCTATAATTATTGCCCTATCATTTTAGCTAACAAAGCAATACCAGATTGGTTCAAAGCCTTACCTACTCCACAGTACAAAGGGCCGTCTAGTAAAGAAAACGTAAGAAACCTAAAAGAGTGTGTTGCATTTTTAAAATATTTTTCTAAAGGTTTTGTTTTACCTCTTTGGAGCGATTTGTTTTTAGAAATAGGGCCAAAAGGAACTACCCAGTACAGATACCAATATTCAGATTGTAGTTCAGAAATAGACATACACGATGAAAACAGTTCAAACAAAGCAATTTTAGATAGCGAATACCAGCATTTAAAATTGATTAGTCCTTGGGTAATACGTTGCGATGAGGAAGTAGACTTTATAGCTTTGCAACCCGAATGGCACTTTGACAAGTTAAATTTTTCACATGTTTTGTCTGGCGTAATGGACTTTAAAGTAAACGCTGCTACTAATGTAAACATGTATGTAAAGAGGCAAAAAGAACAACAAAATTTTTTACTAAAAGTAAACACGCCGATATATCATTTTGTACCTATTACAGAAAGAAAAATGGTGTTAAAAAATCATTTAGTTAGCAACGAAGAATTTAGAAATATACAGCAAGCAAATGTTGCTATGTCGTTTAAACGACATTATTACTTTAAAAGAAATGCGCTAAAACAAAATAAGTGTCCGTTTAAGTTTGATGTTTAAAGCTAAGGTTTTTGAGAGTATGCGCTGTGATTCACGTCTTTGTTTTGATAATGACTATAGGTGGCGTCGAGGTTGCTAATGATGACTGTCGTGAGGCGATGTGCTTTCGTAGTATCGACACCTGTAACGAGTTTGCCGCAAAACTAAGACAGAGAGGTTCACCCAGTACCTCTATAGGGATCACAGCGTACTGCAAGCCAATACTGGTAGATCCAACCCAAGACGGGGTGAAAATCTACTAATGGCCGCAGAGATCATCGCAGCAGTACAAGTGTGCGCCTCTGCCTACCGCTTTATGAAGACGGCGGTAAACGAGGGCCGGGAACTGGGTGACATGACCAGAGCTTTGAGTAAGTTCTGGGATGCCCGTGAAGAGGTTAGTATTTTAGAGCAAAAGGCTACTAACCCCAGCAAGATAGAGAAGTTATTTGGCGGAAGCTCAGTAGAAAGTCAGGCTCTGGAAATAACGCTTCAAAAGAAGAAAGCAGAGCAGCTAGAGAAAGAATTAAAAGACCTGTTCTATTGGACGGGTAACGCCAATCTCTGGCACGACATGATTAAAGAACGGGCTAGGATACGCAATATGCGTATCGCTGAAGCAAAGGCAAAAGCGCAGTCCAGAGCGGCAATGATCGATATAGCTGCAATATTAGGGACATTTACAGTCATCTTTGTGGTGGTTATGGCGATTACTAGCGTGGCGGTAGACTAATGGAACTTTCAGGACAGATAATATTTGACGGAATAATCCTTATAGCAGGGTTTTTGGCTGCGTGGGCTTATACCCGCATATTCACACTACTAGACAGGCTGGGCCAAGACCTTAAAGAGATACCTGAGAAATATGTTTCCAAGGATGACTTCCGTGAGGACATTCGCGAAATCAAAGAAATGCTTGGTGCAATATTCAAAAGACTAGAGAACAAGGCCGACAAATGAAAATTGATCCTGTATTGCTGAACATGGCCGCAAGCTGGTCAATGAAGGCATATAACGACAAGAACAAAGACGCTATCAAGGTCGAAAACAAAGTTACGGGGGCCACGGCGTTTGTAGTAAAACGCAAGTCTATAGACGTTATCGTCTTTCGCGGCACCCAGAAAAAGGTAAACGATATCTTAACCGACATGCTCGTAGTTCCAGTGCCGTATGTTGGAAGACTATGCCACGGTGGGTTCGTAGCTCAGCATGCCTCAATATGGGGCAAAATCAAAAAGCACCTCGACCCCAAGAAACGTACTCTGATAACCGGACATAGCCTCGGCGGTGCGCTGGCAGAGCTTTCTGCGGCCAAGCTGAACGGCAAACACGATAATATAAACCTCATAACCTTTGGTAAGCCAAACGTGTTCTTCAAAGGTTTCAAGCGCCCAATGAAGCTGGATACTCAGATATCCTGTGTGCAGGGCAGCGATATGGTGGCTAGAGTCCCTCGACTCTGCTATGGCCCCTCTAAATCCCAAAACATGCTGTATTTCAGCAACACTGGCGGGACTTTTATCAACCCAGAGAAAAGTTTCCGCATAGCGGATCGAGGTGGTCTCAAAGACCGAGTTACCGATCATTTTATGGACGGCTACAAAAATAGCCTGACTCGTTTTCTTGAGGAGGAGAACAAATGAGAATCCTAGCTATCGCAATGCTTTTGACCCTTTCTAGCTGCACATCCGTGCAAGGCGTAATCGACAACAAAGAAATCTACTGCTCACAGTTCTACAAAGGCATTCGTGCTGTTGGCCGGTCTGCCTTGTCTGCTACGGCTGGTGTGGTAGTGCCTGATGTCTGTGACACTATCGACGAGATCGTTGCGGAGGAAAACGCCGACGGCGTAGACAAAAGCGATAGCTGATCTTAGGTTAATTATCCAACTGGTGCTGCTATTTAAATGAAACTAGGCTCTCTGCTCAAATCTCTCGCTCCCACGGTAGCCTCTGCTGCTGGTGGGCCTATGGCCGGTATGGCAATTAAGATGGTTGCCAGTAAGATCGGCGTCCCTGATGCCGGAGTTGAGCAGATTGAGAAGATACTGGAGACGCAGCCAGAGAAGGCAGTGCTTGTAAAACAAGCAGATACGGACTTCAAAGACCGAATTCGAGAGCTTGAGATCGACCTAGAGTCATTCAAGACTGAGGTCGAAGACCGAAAGGACGCTAGGCGCGTGTTTGGGGATGACCCGACACCGAAGATATTTGCGGTTATTAGCTTAATAGGATTCCTTGCTTACATCTTCATGGTCACTATACAGCCCCCTGACGCCAATGATGACGGGGTGGTGAACCTCGTATTGGGATACCTCGGGGGCCTTGTTTCTGGTATTTCGGCGTTTTTCTTTGGTGGCAGTAACGGTAAGAAGTAATGGAAAAACTGTTAGAAATGCTCAGGCGTCACGAGGGTGAGGTCAAAACTAATGGCCGCCATGTGGCCTACAAATGCCCCGAAGGGTATTGGACTCTGGGAATTGGGCGAAATATAGACCCAGAAAACGGCATTGGGCTATCGGACGAGGAAGTGGATTTTTTGCTTTCTAACGATGTCAGTCGTGTGATTAAGGAGTTAGCCACAGAATACTCGTGGTTTAACGATCTTGATGATGTCCGAAAAGATGCTATGATTGACATTGCATTTAACCTCGGAGCTACGCGTTTGCGGGGCTTTCGACGCGCACTAGCCGCTATGGAAGCGGCAAACTATAAAACTGCTGCTGTAGAGTTCTTAGACTCTCGGTGGGCAAAACAGGTTGGTGGCCGTGCTTTGGAGCTTACCGACATGATTGCCAGTGGCGAGTATGCGGAATGAGGTTTAGATGGCTGTCAGAAAATTACAATTCAAACCGGGTGTAAACAGAGAAACCACCCGCTATGCCGCCGAAGGTCAATGGTACGAGACCGACAAGGTGCGCTTCAGACGTGGCCTACCTCAGAAAATAGGTGGATGGGAGCAAGTTTCCTCCAATACTTATCTAGGTGTTGCACGCTCACTGTTCAACTGGGCAACATTATCTGGGCAGAACCTGATTGCTGCTGGCACCAACCTGAAATACTACATTGAGCGGGGTGGGGCTTACTTTGATGTTA